TCGAACTTTGGAATAAATATTCTACGATTCAAGATATTGAAGAACGTAAAATGCACTGCAAAACTCAAGGTTATATTAAATTTATCAATAGTTTAGTTACATTTGATTGTCATATTGATAATGATGGAACTATTAAACCAAACGAATAATGAAAATATTAGAATTATTTGCTGGGAGCAGATCTATTGGTAAAATAGCTGAAAGAATGGGATTTGAAGTTTTATCATCTGATATTAATGACTTTGAAAATATATCGTATGTCAAAAATATATTAGAATTTAATCCTAATGATATAAATTTTATTCCTGATGTTATATGGGCAAGTCCTCCATGCACTGCTTTTAGTGTAGCTTCATTAGGTCATCATTGGGGGGGGGGGACAAAGGTTTTATTCCAAAGACTGAAAGCGCTAAACTTGGAATTGAAATAGTAAAAAAGACAATTGAGATAATTAATTTTTATAAACCTAAATATTTTTTTATTGAAAACCCAAGAGGTTTATTAAGAAAAATGGATTTTATGAAAAATTTGCCAAGACAAACTATTAGTTATTGTCAATATGGAGATGAAAGAATGAAGCCAACTGACATTTGGACAAATAATATCTTTTGGAATCCAAGACCAATTTGCAAAAATGGAGAAGCTTGTCACGATGAAGCTCCAAGAGGATCAAGAACTGGGACTCAGGGATTATCTAATGCTTACGAAAGAAGTAAAATACCAAGATTACTTTGTTATGAAATTTTAAAATCTTGTTTATAATATGAAAAGAAAACTAATTTATGGAACTGCGCTGGCATTAATTTGCTATGCTTATTATTGTGCGTTGAAAAATAATCAGACAATACAAAAAAATAATGAGCCAAATTGGGTATTCGGAATTTCCGAATCTGAGGATATCTACACGGATACAATAGATTTAAGGTTATACACAAGTCACGGAAGACTAAAATATAATAGCAATGAGCAATAAACAAACGGCAGTAGAATGGATATACGAAAGATTGGAAAGAATGATTCCGAGAGATGCCATTTATAATATGGACAAGCAAGAATATTTTAAACAAGCAAAACAAATGGAGAAAGAGCAGATAAAAGATGCTTTTACTGATGGATGTATTGGAGAATTGTATGAGCTAAATGCTTATTATACATCAGAAAAATATTACAACAAAACTTATAATGTTAAAGATATTTGACAATTTGCAGTAAAATGTAAAATATGTTTAATGTTATTGTTGGTAAAATCCGACATTAAATAATAAAATGTCACATAGTGAGGGTAATATCCGACAAATTATGTCACAAAGTAAATCTATAACTTGAAAAATTATAAAAAAAATAAAGGTATAACTTGACAAATCATGAAAAAAATAATAGTATTTGCATTCCTATTTATTTCTTGTTCAGATATTGAACAAACAATTTCTCCAAAATTAAATATCATTGGTTGCATTTGTAAAGATGGAACTACTCAAGTTTATAGACCCGATTTAATTAAGGAAATAAATAGGATTACCCAGTTCCCGTGTTCGGCTAATGGTGGCATTAAAGAATATATATATAAATAAAATGAAGAAAATAAAATTAATGCACTACGAACTCGATGGCGAGATTTGTGTGGTAGATTACAATGATCTTAAAGTTTCCTATTATGGAAACAAAGGACATCACTACAATTTACTTGGAGCGGTAAGTGACAGAATAGAAGCATTCTTAATGCGAAGAAACTGGAATAAGATTTCAGCTGATACATTCTCAAAATTAAAGATTGAGATTGATAAGGTCATAGCATGAGGAATGAGCATGAGCATAAACTCCAGGTAGCAATTTGCAAATGGTTAGATTGGACTCAGGACTTTTATTTCTATGCTATTCCAAATGGAGGAGTAAGGCATAGGCTAGTAGCTATTAAGTTAAAGATGGAAGGAGTTAAAGCTGGAGTGGCTGATATGTTTTGGATGGTTTCAAATAAGAATTGGAACGGATTATTTGTTGAGGTTAAGATTGACAAAGGAACTCAGCAACCAAATCAAAAAGCATTTGAGCAAATAGCTTTAGCACATGGGTATTATTACGCAGTCGTAAGATCAATAGATGACTGCGAGAGTTTGATCAAGAGATTTAAAGCAGATGAGATTTGAAGGATAACCATCTGAGTGCAGTTAAATGGATTACAATGAGAATACAACGACCTACGATTCAATTAGTTATTGATTGCGCTACCTATCACGATTTAAATTATAGCCTAGAAATAAACCTTAATCGAATTAAAATGGAAAGCGGTGCATCATACCCAGCATACCGACAAACAAAAAAAATAAAGGATTATTTGGAATTGCATAAAATTTAAATAACTTTGAGCATGGAAAAGATTAATTATCAGGGAGTTATCAAAGATGATACCGATTGGGTCAATCAGCCTCCGCACTATAAAAGCAAAGGAGGCATTGAATCCATAGATGTCATTGAGTCTTTTGAGTTAGGATTTCATTTGGGCAATGTAGTTAAATACATTCTTCGAGCTGATAAGAAAGGAAACAAGAAGCAAGATTTAGAAAAGGCTCAATGGTATTTGAATCGGGAATTAGAAAAGTGGAAAGGTTAATTTGGGAAGCCATTGCGGTAGGAATTATCGAAGTGGCTTTTATCGTTTATTTTATTTTTGAGATAATCAGAAAATCAAAGGAATGACCAGGTCGCAAATCATTGAGGAACTTTATAATTCAAAGGAGATTAAACAAGCCTTGATGAAAATGCACCCAGCAAATTTAAGGGAAGAACTCAAGCAAGAAATGTTTGTGAATCTTTGTTCTATAACCGAAGACAAATTTTGGTCGATTTATAATAACAACGGAAGCAATGGATTAAAGTTTTGGCTTGTCAGATGTATGCTAAATATGATTTATAGTACTGGCATGAATCAGCCATTCTTCAGACATTTTAGAGCAAAGTATGAATCAATAGATGGATTAGAAGATTTAGTGCAGATTGAGGATGAATCTAAGGAATATAAAGAAAAGCTATTTAATCGAGTGGAGGTAGCAAGAAAAGAATTATCCTGGTATGAAGATATGCTTCTCGATACTTATGTCGAATTAAATTTTAATCAAACGGAGATTTCGAGAAAGACTGGCATTCCGTATATGTCCATAGTCAAAACGATTTCAAACATTAAAAAGAAAATAAGGGATGAAGCCTGATGAACGAGCAAATAGTTTACTCTTAAATTCTTTGTACTTTTGTGGGAACAAGGTATTTGCTAAAGAACTTGGATTGTATATCTGCGAGTTAATACTTCAACAAAAACTAAAGGCAGATGATCAGGCATATTGGAGTTTAGTTAAGGATGAAATTTACCAAACAAACAAATGATCACTATAATCGCAGCCGTTTCTTTTGCAGTCTTTTTTACGATGACAAATCTTTATCAGTCATTCGGACTAAACTTTAAACCGTTTAGTTGTACTCCTTGTTTAAGTACTTGGAGCGCCATCGTTTTAATTGTCGTACCTATGCAGTTCCAAGAATGGATTGCAATCGTATTTAGTTCAGGGATTTTAGGAGCGGTCATTTTTAGATTAATTAACAAACTATGAACGAGCAAGAGATAGCATTTATTGAAGCCAATATCATAAACTTTGAGGCAGTTGCTTTAGGGTTTACTAAAAACATAGAAAGAGAAGTGCTTGAAGAATATGCGAGTTTATATCGTAAATATGTAAATAAAGATTTTAATTTTAATTCGTGGTGTGGATCATGTGTCTTTGATATGCTTAAAAGATTATCCGCACATTACGAAGGAATAAAGTATATTGCAAAACTCAACCAACCAAAACTAAACGATGTCCAAACTAAGAATCTGCGCCGTAGGAAGTAGACATTCAGGAGTCACTTACCATCGCCTTGCATTGCCATTATCAGTAATGAAAAAGGAGTATTGTATTATCACGGATACAATGACCGAAGAGATGCTGATTGAGAAGGCGATAAACGTGGTCGTGGTCAATCGGTTTTGTGAATTGATACCATTGCCTGATTTACTAAAATGGAAGGCTAAGTTAGGCTTTAAATTAATTGTCGATATTGATGATTATTGGGAGTTATTTTCTCAGCATTTATCTGCGCCAACTTATCGGTCTTTAGGAGTCACTCAAGTAATTAAGAATTATATTAAAGTAGCGGATCTCGTTACGACAACTCACAACCGATTACGGCTTGAGATTATTAAGATAAATCCTAACTGCTATATTCTGCCGAATGCCTTACCGTTTGACCGTGACCAATTTACTGCGGTAAGAAATGTAAACGAATTTGTTAACATTGCGCACACGGGTAGCATTACTCACTTTCCTGATATGAGGCAGTTAAAGAATCCGATTAGAGAATTAGCCAAGTCTAAATCTTTTAAAGAATCGACACGGATGCTTCTTTGCGGTTGGAATAAAGCAAATGAGTTTCATTGGAAGCAGATGGGCGATTGGTTTACTGCTGGAGAAAGATTAAACCACAAGATTCTTGAATCGATGCCCGTAGATTTATATATGAATTTCTACCTGGAAGCGGATATATTACTTGCTCCATTGCTTGACAATAAGTTTAACCGATTAAAATCGAATCTAAAGGCATTAGAAGCTGGCGCTAAACGGATTCCATTGATGGCAATTAAAAGAGCGCCATACGATGACATTCCAACGGTGTGCTGGGTTGATAATTGGGAGAGAGATATAAAACGAATGGCATTTAGTTCACAAATGAGAACGGATTTTGGCGAGGCAAATGCTGAATATGTCCGAGAGCATTACGATTTATTTAAAATTAATGAAGAGCGTTTGGCTATTTATAGTAAACTAATAGAATAATGCCAGTAATAAAATGTTCAAATGATAAATGGCGCATCGGTAACGGTGCTTGTATTTATGAAACGGAAGAAAAAGCAAATGAAGTATGGAAGGCTATATTGGCAAGCGGAGAATATCGAGCAGATATTAATAAGGTTTCTTTTGATTTCGATGACACGTTGTCTACGGCAAGAGGTCAAGAGATTGCGAAAAGGAATATCTTGCAAGGCAAAGAAGTCTATATCATAACAAGGCGAAATGAATATAATTCTTCAGAGGTTTATCGTATGGCTGAAAGATTAAGAATACCAAAGTCAAGGGTTTACTTTACTAATGGTCAATACAAATGGATGCTAATTAAACGATTGGGAATTGGCACACATTATGATAATAACCAAACCGAAATTGACTTAATAAAAATAAATACGGATACTAAAGCAATGAAGTTTGCTTTTGCTGATAGTTATAACGACTATCCTGAGGCAGCGGTTAACAATGCAAAGAGAGCCTTAAAGTATGTTGAAGAAAATGGTTGGGGATCATGCGGAACTCCAGTAGGAAAAATTCGTGCTAACCAATTAGCAAATCGTGAGAATATTACAAGAGATACGATTGCAAGAATGGCTTCGTTTAAAAGGCATCAGCAAAGTAAAGATGTTCCTTATGGCGAAGGATGCGGAGGCTTAATGTGGGATTGTTGGGGAGGTACTGAAGGTATTGAATGGGCAATAAGAAAATTAGAGCAAATCGATAATTGAAAATAAAAATGAATAATTTTTATCATAGTGGCGCAACTGGAGATGTGATTTATTCTTTGCCTACTATTAAGGCATTAGGCGGAGGTATTTTTAATGTACAATTACCCGACCATTTATATGACACGATTTTACCATTATTAGAATCTCAGGAATATATTTACGAAGTTAAAAAAGGCAGAGAATTGACTGGTACAATATATAATTTAGATTTATTCCGTTCAAATATAGATTTACATTTAACTCATTTAGTACAATTGCATTTGCAAAGTTTTCAGATTATAGATGAAACTTGGAAACAAGGATGGTTAAAAGTTGAGCCAATAAAATCAAATAATAGTTTTATTAATATAACTCCAAGATATCAATCTCTAACTACGGATTGGATTAAAGAAATTAATTTTTTAAAAGACAATTCAGATAACGTTTATTTCATTGGTTTAGAATCTGAATATGAGCCGTATAAGCATTTAATTGAGAGATACGAAATAAAGGATTATTTAGAATTGGCTCAATTACAATTAGGTGCAAAATATGTTAGTGGCAATCAATCAAGTTTTATTGCAGTTGCTCAAGGACTTGGTAGAGATTATAGAATGAGCCAAGCTGAAGGCCATACAAATTGCAATCAATTTTTACCAAAAGAAATAATAATATGAGCCGTGTAACCGACAAAGAATTTTTTGATATTGAAGTACAAAACGGAATAACTCCTGAGAATCCTGACTATTATAATTTGATGGATGCAACGGCTGACATAATTATCGAATATTCAAAAGACATTATTGAGATAGGTGCTGGAATGGGAACGCTTGGTGAATGCTTACAAAAAAAAGGAGTTAATTATTACGGCATTGAGCCTAATAAATATCATCAAGAATTTGCTTATAAAAGAGGAGTTATATTACAAGAGATTACCGACTATCCAGACCATTGTCAAATGGTTGTTAGCATTGAAGTAATGGAGCATTTAACGGATGAGCAAATCAAGGATTATATGAACAATATAAATTGTAAATATTTCTTATTTTCATCAACTCCATATTTTACAACTCCTGAGAAAGATGAGGCTTGGGGTCACATA